ATTTTGGTGGCTATTCATAATTTCTATCGTGCGTGTATTTGAGTTCATTGCTGACGTTGAAAATGTGTAAGTGTTCAATGTACCTAAGCTTAAATTTTGAGTCCGCAATTCAACTTCATTTTCATCTCTTTCAGTCAAAATCAGCTGATAAGTTGTCCCTATCTCAATTGTGACACCACTATCTGTCCATGCTAGTGGTGTACCACCTGTTTGCTGTACTCGATTACGATCAACCCATGTCAGAATCAAATCTGTCTCAATTTCTGCTGGAAAGTATTCCCCATTGATCTGAACATTTGCAGGCACATAAGGACGAATGGCCCGAGCAGAACAAGTTATAGAATGTGCTGTTGCTTCACTGAGTTCTAGAATGTCAGATCCTGTCAGCGTCAGCGCTTTCATCGCAACAGTTTCACCGCTTAAGTACTCGGTACTATCCAAGCCTGAGTAATTGTCCCAGCCATAGATACGCGCATTTGCAGTATGTTTAGCAGGTACAGTATCAGCTACCCCACGCTTTACCATTAAAATATGTGTGGTAGCATCAAAGCTGACAAATGCCATCAGCTCATCATCAAGCTGGATACGGTCATTGACTTTGAGCAAGTCAAATTCAGCCACATTTTCAACTTCAAATGCCGTGTCCAGATAGCCAATCGTATTTTTTAAGGTCGCGCTTGGACAGAAATCAAGTGTGACTTCTTCTGCATAACCTGCCCCTGCATTGCTATATAAACTGGCATTGATGTGATAATTGTTAGGACGTACCGCAGCCATCCCAACAAAACTCAAATCAGGATTATTGGCCAGTTTTGCATCAATCTCATCTTGTCCATATTGCTCCACAAGTTCGATATATGGCACCTCAAAGGTAATCGCAGTAGCATCTTTGGCAGAAATGTCAGATTTGACAGGCGGAATGTATTCAACCACGGACTGCATCGGGCTACTGAATGAGTCTTCAATGGCTTTGATTGAAACTGTGTTATCTACCCCATCACCAAACTTGATCTCAGTCACCCGAAATACCGCTTCAGACAAGCCATAACGACTATTAGAAAGCTTGAATACGTAAGCCTTGTGCCAGTTCTCGGCGATAGATTCAGGCAGATCAAATTCAATGCTGGCCAGTTCAGAAGACAGGGTTTTTAAATCCCGTAATGCCACACGACTGGCTATACTGGAATTGGTGAAACCTTTGTATTCGACATTCTGAGAAATAACCCCGCCCTGCTGGGCAATACGGGCAACATCCTGAATAGTGATAGTTGAATCTTTGGCACGTTCACGATCGTAGTAAGTGACTGTCACCTGGTTAATGCATTCAGCCAGTGTTTTTCGTTCAAAGGTCAGCGACTTGTAGTGACTTTCGGTCAGATGGATCAGATCCTGGACATGATAGTCATCCCTGATCAGCTTAAGTGTCCACAGATTGGTGATGCGATCGACATACAGTTCACCATTGATATGTTCCAGGACATTATCAATAAACTCTTTGATTGAGGTTGAGTCACTCCAGACAATCGACATACCCATATTTTCATTGTAGAGCGTATCTGCACAGGCTTTAAAACTGACCTCATCAATCAAGCCCGTAATTGCACCTTTACCCCATAGGGTATTGGTCAAACATTCACGGATAATATGAGCAGGATTAATATCAGCTTCTTTTGCAGCAGATCCTTTCAGACGTAAGTCAAACCAGATCCAGTTACCAGGGCGAACGCCAAGTGCATCATCAACACATTTAATCGTGATGCGGTTTGCACCGACGTTAAAATGTGAAGCATCAATGGTGGTATTGAGATAATGTGCATTGGCATCATAGTTGGTTAAAACCTGTGTGCCATTCACCCAGACTGTAATCCCGTTATCCAGATAACTTTCAAAGACAAAGTCCTGATCAACACTGTCAATATCAATACTGGTCTCAGCCCACAATATCGTCTGCTGATCGATCACCGTTGCGGGTGTAGTTGGGAAATTATATGCACCAGGTGCACCAAACTCTTTATCGCCAAAAGGAGAGCTCCCCTTACTCCATGCGCCCTTTTCTGCATTCACATAGTTGGTTGAATCTGTTCTGGGAACGCTTTTATATTTCCATGCAGTTTCATTCGGGGAAAAGTAATACATGACAGGGTTTATTTCTGCTTTTTCGTCATACCATTGCGGCTGACCATCTTGCAGGGTATGCACCCGTTTTACCCGCCATTTGGAATCAGGCAGTGTCGGACTGGTGCCAATATACAGGTTGTCAAAAACTACCGATGTGACTCCACGCCAAGCTGAAATAAGCGCTGTACTGGCATTGTTCAGGATATTGGGGAACAGTATAGAAATTGCGCTAAACTTATCTGTGGCAGTTAGTGCTGATGTTGAAGTATCCGTAATATAAGCAATCACACTGTTTTTTTGCTGGTCAGGATAGCCAAACAATAGATCAACATTGCCCTGAATGCCGCCAGATTGCTCATCGCCACCGAACAGACTCGGCTTATTGATATAGATGCGCTTATTTGCAGATTCTGCATTGGTATAGGCATCTTTGTCTTGGAAACGAATCCGAGTGATTGAGTCAATAGGCCCATGGCACAGCACAAAATGACCATAGGCAAAATATTTATACCCAACCGTTTGCTTTTTCTTCTTGCCCATCTTCTTTCGCCTTATTGATCACTTCTCTGCATAAAGCATCATGCCCAAACATTTGCTCAAACTTTTCAATGGTCATGCCGTTTTGGTAGAAATCACGGACTTCATCACTGGTCATGCCATTTGCCAAAAGAAACCGACGTGCACCAAGCGTGCACATACCGCAGGCACGCACATGACGCACAAAAATAAAGCCCGCGTTTTGCGGGCTGTCTGAAGTGTCTGGATTATCCAAAGTATCTGAAGTTTCCATAGATCACCTATTTTTTAATTGCTTGGGGTGTACCTGCTTTAAACGCAACACAGTTGGGTGCAACATCACAGGTACCAAATATCACGGGAATCGATGCTCCCTCATCAGCTGTAGTTGCTTCGAGTTTTCCTGCAGTCAGTGTTGATTTAATGCCTTTGCGAGATTGCATCACGGCATAAATCATCATAATTGCAACGACTGCGTAATAAATCCAAAGTGGCCACATAATTAAATAATCCTTGTCGTGGTCGGGTTATCCTCAGGAACAAACGGAAAGCCCATAAAATTATCGGTATTGTTAAATTTCGCGCATTCGAGAATTGATTTTAAGCAACCAGGATAAACATACAGATAATGCACTTCGGCAGCGGCGGCATCATAATCTGTCTGTGCTGCTTCAGTAGAGGTTTGTGCGGCTTCTGTCGCAGCAATTGCTGTATCTAAATCAGTTTGTTTCTGATCAACAATCGCTTGTGCTGCTGCATAATCATCAGCATAAGTCGGACTGCTTGGATCAAGTGCATCGCGATCTGTAACAGCAGCATCGTAATTTTCCTGTGCCGTGGTCTGATTGCCTTGTGCTATGGCCAGATTAGTTTCAGCCGTGGCCAGTGCCATTGTCGCATCTGCCAGTGCTTGCAGCGCTTCATCCGTGGTCAGGTAGTTGGCCAGTGAATCCAGTCGACGAATCAGAGTGATGTTATTGCCAGAACTGGCTTCGACACCGACACAAACTCCATTGTTATTTTCCAGCATCCCTAGACGAAAATAACTGTCGACATAACTCTCCAGACTGCGCAACACTACTGCACTGCCACTCACTGAAACTAAGGTGGTTCTGACTTTCCAGTTGTCTTTATTCAGTTTGCATCCTGCCCCGTATAAATCATGCGAGCAGGTACGCTGATACTTATAGCGTGCCCCCACACGGGCAAGGCTGGTATAGTCATTCTCAAAGGTTAGAACGATGGTTGCACCATCAGGTTTTACACCAGTTAAACGTCCCTGCCATAACATTGATAATATGCTGTTCTGATATTTATTCAGTGTCAGAAAAACTACTTCTTCAAGTGCTGAACGCAGGCAACTTTGCGCAAATTCAGAGTCTGCTGCAAAAGTGACTTCTAGACTATTCTTTTCCAAATCACTACTGGAGCTGATCGAACCACGTTTAATCGCCAACTTAGTCCAGGTGACTCCGCCAACAGGGACATCTTTATCCCCTGAACTATAACGATAGGTTTCTGAACCTCGCACAATGGTATAAAGCTCGCGTCGGGTTCTTTCTCCAAAAAGTCCAAACATGTTTAAACCCCCAATTCCAGAATCGGTACAGCGACCTCGGCAATGCCTGCCCACTGATAATTCAGCGTGATGTTGTCAGCATCGAGGCGATGCAGACCCAGATATGAGATCCGTTGAATACTCGCTGCAGCCTTGTTCAGTGCAGGTGAAAGCGTCAGTTGCACGGTAGAGGCTGAAGTTAAAGTCGATGCTGTAATTGTGTGCGCTGACCAACTTCCATTGCACTTGATGGCAATATGTTTGCGCTGATCGGCAAGCTGCTTGTATTGATCGGCTTCAACAAGTAGCGTTGTCGTGACTGTACCCGTGCTTTTAGAGCGTAGATTAGACTCGTAAGTCGGCAACCAAAATGGGCGGTAACGTCCTTGTCGCCGAAACAGAAAATTCTTATAGTCTCGAACCTGCTGCTGTCCTTTGAGTACAGCACGATACTGCTTGCTGTAACGGGCAAAATTCCAGTCTGTGCTTTGGTAAATCTCCCCCATTTCATTATCAAGAATATTCTGCTGCTGACTGATCGTGGCTTGCATGGCATCCCCTGAATAAGTCAGATTAAAGAAATACAGGTCATCCCCCAGAAACTGCACAGGTGTTTCAGGTTCAATCGCTGGCTCATCCACCACGATAAAATCAACCGACATGGATGCATGAATACCACTGATATTGCGGGTGATGTCCCCGTTGATAAAGCAGACTCGTACAGGATAGAGTTTGGCATTCTTGAACGTAGTGACTTCACTGAGCTGCAAACCCGTTGCCTGAACTTCAATAATCTCGACCAGTTGCACACCTGCATCATTCTTCAGCAGTGCCAGCGAGTTATTTCGAAAATCATAAATGTTGGTGTTGCAGGCAATAAAATCACTGCTGACATCACCCACAAATTGACGTTCCTGATACAGTGGCACAGCCCAAAGCTGACGAATGCCACCCCACTGCACATTGAACTGCTGTGCCACAGCTTGGCGTACACTTAAACAAGAAAAGCTCAGCGTTTGCCGAGCTTTGTCCTTGAGTGGAGTACGTTGTTCTGTTCCGTCCGAGGCTTCAAAGATATCGGTTTTAAACCCAATACTTTCATTTGACCCGACCAGTACAGGCGTGGTGAGCAGAATCAGATCACCATATAAGTTTGTATTTACTCTCATGGTAATATTGCCTTGATCGCACTACGGTTATTCCGAATAAAATTCATGAAGACACGTGTACCTGAAGTGGTTTGCATAAAATCACCAATCATATTTGCATCTACAATATTGTTCACTTGAATATGCTGAGGTTGCACTGTGGTTGTATTGGTCGCTTTGTCACTCAATTGATTTGCAATTCGACTCTGAGATGCAGAAGCATCAAGCCCAGCAAAGCCGCCAACAACTCCACCATCTGAATAACCACTAATACCGCCACGCCGCGCACGCTCTACAGCACCAACACCACCAGACCGAGCAACATCTTCTTGTGACCAGACCACTTCACCTTTATGCACAACACCTGCAACATCATACTTGCCACCTGTACCTGTATAGCCACCGTCATAAAACTCAGCGCTGACAGAACTGATGTTAGAAATAATGCTGGCTGTTGCAGCAGCAACAGAAGCCATTGCTGCCAAGTTCATTGGCCATGGATTTGCTGCAGCTTGTGCAATACCTGTTTGAATCGCAATCAGTGACTGAGCGATTGCAAAGGCTTTCTGTACAGCAAATGCGGCTTTATAGGCTGCACTTTGCTCACCAAAAGCCCCCTTCATGGTTTCAGTCATTGATCCGAAGATTTGCTCTCCATATTGCAACTCAGTTTGAAGTTGTAACTGCTTGGATACGTTCTGAATATCCTGTTCACGTTGAGCAGCATCTTCACGGATCTGAGCGCGTTCATCTTCACCCTGCCGAACAATATCACTGAGTTGAGTTTGGTATTCCTGTTCAGAAAGTAACTTCTTGCTATATTGATCCGTGAGTTTATCAGTCAGATTTTTTTGGGCATTTTTACTCTCACCCAATTGTGAATCACGTAACTCATTACTGCCCTTTTGCAAGTCTTTAATGGTTTGATGATTCACATCAAACTGATTGGTTGGTAATCCCAATGCCGAGTTGTAGGCTTCTCGATATGCTTTTTGATTATCCTCGACCAATTTTTTGAGAGATTTCTGCTGTGCTAACTCTTGATATGCTAACCGTGCATCAATCTCTTCCTTACTAACTCCTGTAATGTTTTTAAGCTGCTCATGTTCAAGCTGATAACGAGCAACGACCATTGCAGATTCAGTCAACAAACCTTCTTGTGCTGCAAGTAAACGAGACTCTTTCTCTAACTCAGCATTTTTAATTTCATGCTGATAGCTCAAATCAATCGCTTGCAACCAGGCATCACGAGCAGCTTTGGTCATTTGGGTATTTTTAGCAATTTCATCACGTTCAAGCGCATAACGCTCTTTCATGATTTCAATTGTGTCATCGTATCCCTGTCTAGCAGATAGGATCTGCTGGGCCTCTTGACGTTTGACTGCATCAATTTCAGCTTGCATCTGACGATCAAGTGCAGACTTGGCATCTTCACGCTCAGCTTTGCTTTTTGTTAAGTCAGCTTCAACAAGTTGTTTTTTAACGTCATACTCATTTTTTAACTGAGTGATACGATCCGTTTCAAAGGCATGCAGCTGGTTATATTCCTCCTTCTCCTGAGCATGCAAGGTTTGAAGCTGACTTTTATACAATTCAGCCTGTTTTGCCAAAGCATCTGTTTGAGCTGAACCTGTCAAAGTTGAATTAATCGCTTTAATCGCATCAGCATTGTCTTGTGCGAACTGCTGCTCTTGAGTGTAATATTTCTTACGAATCTCAAGTTCTTTGTCTTGCTTAATCTTCGTTGCTTCCGCAGCAGCAGCTTGTTGAGCTAGCAAATCATCTTGGCTCGGCATTAAAATGGATTGATCAATGCTCGATTTACCATTTGCTCCTGCTTGGTATTTCAAGACAAAATTAGAATAATCCCGCATCTCTTTCGCCTTTGCTGGAGACAAGTAACCGACACCATTGAACTCTTGATAGCCACTTTTTGTAGTTACTTTATCTGAGATACGACCTGCATTTAATGCTTTTACACCAGCAATGCCACCATTATAAGATCTTATAGCATCAACCCAATTACCAAACTCTTGATAGCCTTTCATTAGTGTGTCTGTGGCTGCTTTGGCATGTGCTTCATCTGAGTAATTTCCTTCACTCAGTGTTTTAGCATGCTCTTTTCTATATATGCTAGTTGTCTGCCAAACCCCTTTTGCACCTGTTTTGCTAGTTAGATTCTTACCTCCTGATTCTTGTGCAATCAGTCCTGTAAGTAACCCCTCTGGCAACCCATTAGACTTAGCGATAGCCTCAATACTGTGGGCCACGGCATAAGCTGTAGCACCACTGATTTTTTTACGATCAGATGGACTTAAATCATAATTTTTACTTACAAACTCTTTGTCTGTTGCGATTTTTACCTGATTAGGAAGTGGCTTTTTATATGCATAATTACCATTTGCCTGTTCTTGTGCAGTTGCATAAGACTCTGCTTTATCTCGACTAAATCCTTTTCCAACCAACTCTTGAATATATTTCTGACGCAGTAAACTCTTCTCAATACCTCGGACATATTCCATCTGTTTTTGAGTGAGAAGCGCATAAGCTGCTGCTGCATTATTTGTTGCGTTAGCATGCTGTTGCTGTTTTTTCGCAGCTTCATCGGTTTTCTGATTAAGCTGATTTAAAACGTCTTTTTGCTGCTGATAAGAAGATTTAGCCCCATCATTGGCAGAAACCAAATCACGAATCTTGGTGATTTGCTCATCATTGACACCATTGATCGATTTCACAGCACTATAGAACTGGTCAGCCGTAATTTTGCCTTGTGAATACTGCTGATATTGCTGTTGGATCTGCTGTGCAACACTTTCAGAAACACGTCCAGAATCTTCAATATACCCGATATATGCGCTCAGATCCGATGATGCTGTGACATATTTGACCCGCAACTCTTCAACTTGCTTGGTTAGCTGATTAATTGCAGTATCTTTTTGAACGGCATTTAATTGCTGCCATTTTTGAACTAATTCATCGACAGATTTACCCTGAGTATCCAAAACTTGAGCCGTATCTTTGGTATTGTCTTTAAGCAATAAATAAGATGCTGCAACCGCTGCAACAGTTATACCTAAGCCGACTGGCCCGCCTAAAACGCCAAGTAACCCACGCCCAACATTGGCAGCAGTCAGTTTGGCTGCATTATTTGCTTCTTGGGCAACTGTATCTGCCTGCAATGCAGCAGCATGAGCAGCTTGTAGCGGAATCAGTGTTTGTTCTACAAAAGCCAAACGCTGCATGCCAGATAAACGAATTAATTGTGCTTCAGCATTTGCCAACTCAATGCCAGTAAGCTGCGCGGTACGGGCAGCCCGTACTGCTTCAATTTCAGTATTCAGCAAGGTTTGCTGACGTTCAGCGACTAACGCGGCGATCTTGTCATAAACTCCTGCAACATATTTTGCGGTCGCTGGCACAGCAGCACCAACCAGATATGCTCCAAGCACTGTCGCAACAGCTTTGACCTCGTCCATGTGGGTCATAACTTCTTTCAATGCAGGTACAGCAACATTGACCAATTCAGCTTCAAAACCTTGCCATTGCAGATCTAAAAGCTGTAGGTTTTCTTTGGCCAGTGCCAACTCTTTAACCATGTCATCTGACATGATTGAACCTGCTTGCTGAGCAGCATCCCCCCATTTTTTAAAGCCTTTACCGCCATTTTCAAGTAATGGAATTAACAATGAAGAATCGTTAATAATTGATTCCATATAGAATTTCATGTCATTAGTTGAAGCGCCTGCTTTTTGCAATGAATCATAGAAAAGCTGTAATGCTTGTGGGCCTGATAGTTTTTGGAACTGGTCGATGGTTACACCCACACGCGGGGCAATATCATTAAAAAAGTCGGATAATGGCCCACCTCCAGTGCGCTGAAATTCACCAATACGGTCTTGCATATCCTTCATTTTGTCGGCAAAGGATTCCATTGAAATACCTGCAGTATTTGCACCGACTGCGTAGTACTGGAATTGCTGAATAGAGGCATTGGATAGCTTGGAAAATTTCTGAATATCATTGCCAGCATCTACAAATTTTTCTGCATATGCCATAACGCTGGCAACAGATAAGCCAGCAGCAACTGCACCCAATGCTTTGACCGCCAAAGATGCAGCATCAAATGAGCTACTAATCGCTTCCGTACTTTTCTTTGCCTGACGTTCTGCCCGTTCTAGAGGCTCGGTAAATGAGCTGATACGGGTCACAAGATCAAGGGTTAAACGACCGAGAGATGCAGCCATATTTACTTCCTCTAGATAATAAAAAACCCCGCTAGGCGGGGTTTTACATACTTTAATTTAACTTTAGTATCTAACTTGGAGAATTAATTTTTCAATTCTTCATGTTGCAGGTATAGCATCAGACGCCGCTGCGGTAGCCTCCTCAGTTGCTGCTATAGCTTCTGCTACCTCATCCCTTGTTGTAACTTTCCTACTTCTTGTAGGTGTTTCATCAATAGCTACAGATTGAGCAGCATCAGCATCAGCAGCTGTCTCTGCCGTACCAACTGAATTATTCACAGGAAACTTAGTTAGATAATCTTTATGACAATATGACTGCACCATTGCATCAAAATAGATGTTATCTGAAGTCTCAAAGCTTACCTGCTTATCATCTCTTACAATGAATCTAGAGAAACCAGAATATGCACCCCATGAATTCTTTGCATTTACCTCACCACAATTTTTTATGACGTTTCTAAATCTTGCTGATTCACCATCTTTCAGATAGTACCTAACAGCATCTTCAGTAGCCTTTATTTCTGCTTGTTCTTTTAGCTTTTTCTCTTGTTCTATTTTTGCTTTTTGTGCAGCAATTTGGGCTTGTTTTTCTTTTTCAATTTCTGCTTGTGATTTACCACAACCAACCAAAGCTAAAGTAATAAAACCACAAATAATTATCTTATTCATAATTATCACCAATCTGAATTTACTTTTTGTTGGCTCTTAATTTTTCCAACCATTTCACTAGAAAGAATATCTAATTTAGCAATAACTGCTGTCTTGGATTTTGAGGTATCTCTAATTGGATAACTTACAGCAGGCATCAAAATACCTGAGTTTAAATGTGCTGGGGCACTATAAACTAAATCTTCATATCCAACTCTAATTTTTCCATCTTTAGTATCAACTCTAACTGTAAAATCAACATGCTCTTTTCCAGTCATCCCCATACATTCAAATCCAGTACATGGATATTGCATATTTCCTTTTCCAATAATTGTACCTGTAGCTTTATCTTCATATTGAATAACTGCATTGGCAGAACGAAAAGCAATTGCAAACCATTGGCGAGCACCATCGTAAATCTGACTTTGATTCAAACCATCAATTGCATAAATTTTTTCAAACTTGGCTGGTGCAGATGGTGGATTTTGTGTAGTAGCACAACCACCTAAAACCAATCCAATACTGAATAAAACACCTAAAATTATTTTTTTCATTTTTAATCTCTTACTGACAAGAGACTAGAATATACTCAATTTACTTAAAGTGATGCAAACCCACTATTAAGTCGTTTGCATCAGATAAGCCGTCAAAGCATCATCATCAAATTCCGACTCGTCATTTGCAGCCCGCTTTTCAGCCCCCTCATGTAGCATTAGGTCAACAAGCTCAACATTTTTAACGCCCTTCGATGCCAAGAATGAGTGATGCAATCGAGCCAGCTCTTGCTCTACTCTTCGACCGATGTTGAGGCTTCCGTATTTTCTGACATATGCTGCCCAGATTTTAATTTCTGTGTATGTGAGGTTTTGGACTTCTTCGATGCTTTTACCCGTTGCGACCGCGATTTCACAGATGAGTTCCGTTTCGGGTTCGAGTTCTGCGTCTTTCCCAACGAATTTACTTCTACAATTTTATACCAAAGAGCATCCGTTAAATTTTGGTCGAACTTCTGGCGAATTTGAGCTTCTGTAAACTGGAGATTGCCTTCCGCATCACAAATAGAAGCAGCTAAAATACCTGCTAATGCTTCTTTTTGTTCACCAAAAGCCCGAAGCTTTGCAACAGCCGTATCATAAGAGTATGGCTTGATAAAAGTATCAAACTCGACATCTTCACCGTCGTGCTTAATTTGAACTGTTACCGCCTGCGGCTTGGCAATCAATACACCAGCTTTAATTTGTGCAATATCAATCTTTTTCATTGTTCTATCTCAAAAAGAAAGCCCCAATTAAGGGGCTATTGGTGCTTAGATTAAGGGGTTGCTGGGGTGAATGTGGTTTTGCTTGAACGCTGCATAGTTACAGTACAGTTCACCAAAGTATCCGCATCAAATTTCCACACTGGGGTTGTGAATGAAGCATCAAACTGCCACCAAGTGCGGTCGGCTGGAAGTGCACTAAGTACACCGCCTGTAACGGTTGGAACAGATTGTGAATCAGTACCACCCTGAATAATCGTTAATGGCTTTTTCTCAGTTGCCCATTGAACAATCTTCAAGTGACTAGAGTTTGAAGTGTCAATGTCGAAACCTAGTGAGCCATCGCCTGGATCGGAAAGACCTGGAATATAGGTTTTGGTTTCTTCTGAATCTAGGGTAGTTGTTTCAATCTTGCCTGCAGAATCAGAACCCGGATCAAATGTTTTTAAGCTAGTGAGCTTAATTAATTCGGTGCCATCAAATGCCCACCAACGAGAACCTTGTACACGTAATTTTGCCATTAGTATTGCTCCTTTCAGGCATAAAAAAAGCGCCCATTCGGACGCATAACTAAAAAATTTAAACTATCGATTTACATGCCAACTCACATCAAAACTGTAATGCGGCATGCCTGTCACTGGGTCTCGATCCTGATTGCCATAGCGCGTGACATAACACTCTGTCTCAATCGCATTCCGCACCGCTTTAGCAACATCACTGACCACATCATCATCCGTGGCATACACATCAATCTGAACATCGACACGGTCACAGCTCGGAGCTATGTCCAAATTGTTATACGGATCACCACCCACAATCTGCCAAGTCACATACGGCGGCTGTGGATTGTCAGGGGCAAGCCCGAAACTGTATGCCCGTAAAATGCCATTGCTCTCAAGCAAGTCAGTCACGGCGGCATTGGCTTTCAGTACCGGGAAAATAGGCAAATCAATCATGATCAGCCTCCTAAAACAATATTGATTTCTGCAGAAAACACCTGCACAAACTTGTCGGTAATCTGCCCCACGTTTTTAGACAATGCAGGACGCATAAACGGTTGGGCTGCGATTTCACTGGTACCAAACTCGATATAACGCCAGTAGGTAGTAATGCCACCCGGTAAACCCGCCAATGCAGTTTTATCCGTATATTTATTCTGTGCAGCCCCACCACGAATACCGACTCGCATACGGATTTCATTGGAATTACTGGTTTTACCTGTCTGAGTGACAATGTTCTTCCAGATTTTCTCTTTGGTAATCGGGTCATCCAGTGCTTTGGCATTTGCTCGAGCAGCATCACGGGCAATGTTCATGGCTTGCCGTGCCGACTTTCGTGCAATTCGTTTAATGGTACTTTTCTTGCCAATCGCTTTCAGTTTTTGCCGTACCTGCTCTAAACCTTGAATACGTGCCATAGGTCCCTCACGGATTCCACGCATTTTCCCCTGTGGCAAGGTTCAAGGTCAAATATTCACGGCGACTGTCAGGATCTGCCATCGGGTTTCCATCAATACGGTAGTAATAACCTTCAAACTTCACCCGCATCGAGGAGGTAATTTGCTTGGCTGTTTGGCTATAACGAATCTTTGCCCGTGCTTGGATGGTACTTTGAGCTGCCTTTGCTGCGATTTGGTCTTTGGTAGAAAGGTCAGTGACCTCTGCCCAAAGCGTTGTAAGGTCTGCCCACTGGCTGATTTGCTTGCCTGTTTTCGGGTCTTGCCCTGTCACGTTTTCTTTTTGAATGGTGATGCGGTGTTTTAATTTTCCAATCTGCATACATCACCCCACATTTATAAAACGATGACGATTCCATGCCCACATCGTAGATTTTGGTAAATCAGGACTGCCCGCTGTTTCAGGATTTTCATGCCAGTAGGCTATTAAGCTCAATGCACCCTGAACAATTGAAGGATTGGCATGAATTCCATTCAATACATCATCTGGAATGGTGGCACCTGATTCATATAACTTACGGTTGGTCACATCTTCAAAGCTGCTGATCGCTGCATCAATCAATAACTGCAAATCGTCATCTTCATCATCATGCTCAATCTTCAGTCTGAGCTTAACTTGTTGTAGTGTTAGAAAATCCATAAATCCCCCATAAATAAAGCCCCAATGAAGGGGCTTTATTCCATTCAGTCCTTATGCTGATAGCTTCAAGCCTTTGACTGCATTGCTATCCAACAACATACCACCTGTACGTTTAGTGGTATAGAAACCTACATAAGGCTTGTTAGTATACGGGTCACGAAGCACACGTGTTCCCATGCGATCCACAATTAGATATGCACGTTTAAAGTTACCAAACAGCACTGGCATCTCATCTGCAGCTACTTCTGGCATATCTTCATTTTCTTCAATGCCATAACCAAGTAAGGTAGATGGTTGACCAAGCTGTAAACCAGGTTGCCACAGGTAATTCCCTTCACTGTCCTTAAACTTACGCACCTTGGCTTGGGTAAGATTGGTCATCATAAACAGCGCACCATTACGATATGCTTTACGAGTCGCATAGATTAAGTTGAGTAAACCATCGGAATCAAAATCTCCCGATGTCCCTGATTTAACATTTTGCAATGTGCCAAAAGCACGATCTTTATCAACATCAGTTGAGAAGCTGTATGCCAAAATTCCTTTAGGCTTATTCGTACCATTCCCTAATAGGAAGGCATTACCTTCTTTTTCAGCAAATTCCTGTGCGACTTCAGTTGAAATCCAGTTTTCAACATCAAAAAACACATCATCTAATGCAGCTTGGGTGACTTGTGGATTGGCATAAATCTCCCCCATATAAGCTTCAAGTTGCGCCAATGTTGGAGTACCAGTGGATGGACGTGGATCTGTTTCCCCCACCCATCCTGAACCTGCACCACCAAGGTTGACCAATTTTTTGTACTTATCCGTACCGACGGTCATTTGTGAACAGATACGACGCATTGGATTTTCGTCTTTTAAAAGCTCCAATAAAGTCTTATCTAATTCTTCTGGAACTGCATAACCACCTTCAGAATCAGTACCAACATTGACCGCTTTTTTCTCAAGCTCAGACAAACCATCTTCTGTACCTTTACGCATAAACTGGTAAAACGCAGTTTTATGCTCATCTGCTTCTTTGCCTTGCGTTGCACCAGGACGTTTAGCCGCCTTCAGCTCTTTTTCAAGCTCTGATTTCAGTGAGTCCAGTTGCCCCATTTTTTCATTGAGCTTGTCCACCTGCTCTGACAATTTACCTTTTTCGGCTTTAATGCCATCAAGCTCCTTGTCATTTTTCTTTTTAAAGTCTTCAAACGTACCTTTCAGGTCTGCTGCAACTTCTTCAATGTCTTTCTTTTCAATAGCCATGGTTAATTACCTTCTGCGAAAATGTGTTTTAAATCTTTCAATGATTGAAGTGCATCTTGGTCTGGCTCAACCTCACGCTGATCCAGTGCACTGTAGCCTTTGGCCATAAATGCCTTGGCTTGTGTCCGAGAAAATCCCAATGCCTCTCGCAGGGCTTTTTCCACGTTGCTTGGTGATGGTGTTTCACCGTTTTGAAGCATAGTTTTGACATTAGTCACCTGTGCTTCTTCATTGGCAGGAAAAGTCACTAAGGACACCTCCCACAAATCAATGTCTTTAAGTTTGTAAATACCAAGTGATTTGTCATATTCATAATCCCGCAGGATATAACCAATCGACAAACCACCCAGCGAACCCGCCTTTAAGTGGGCATATGCACGTTTTGCCAGTGGGTCATCGTCAATCAGTAAACGCCCTTTGACATATAAGCCATGCTCATCCTCTTTCATTTCGGTATAGATACCGATTGGCTCACTCATCTGGTGTTGCCATAGCATTGAAGGCAGTCGCCCTTTTGCAGCCCATTCAGTTAAACTGCGAAGGAATGCACCTTTCATGACCGCATCCCCATAGCTGTCTTCAACACCAAAGACTGAGCCATAACCTTCAAATTCACCCGTTTCCGAGACTGATTTAATTTTTAAAGGCACATTAAGATGTTTTATTTCCATTATTTCCCCCATTAGGATCGGTGGTCATATTCATTGGTGTTAGATAAACATCACCACCTTCACGTGGGTTCATGTCTTCCAGTTCACGGCAATCATTCGGGCTAAGCCACCCCCACTGGATGCCTTTGCCATATGATTCATAGCGTGTTTTCAAATCCCCACGTAACAATGCCCCTGCATTAAATTTGGCATAGTGGGTTTTACGGTCTGTTTCATTCAGCAGCCCAACACGAATCCGTGACTCAATGCGGGTCATGTACGGTACAAGTGAATAATTCACAAAGCTCATACCCATCTGCTCGATGTTGTTCAGCGTCATCTTGTCCATTGATGCGATCAAATGTGGTGGCACACGAAATAACCCACAGATTTCATCCTTCTGGTACTGCCGTGTTTCCAAGAACTGCGAATCTTCGAGATTCAGGGCGGTTGGCTTCCATTTAAGCCCCTGTTCTAAAATCATCGGTTTATAGGTATTGGCCAAGCCTGTGTAATTTTCATCAAACTCGGTTTTTAACCGCTTAAATGCCACATCAGTTAAAGACTCATCCGTTTCCAAAACGCCCGAAGTCACCGCACCATTTTTAAATAGTTTGGAACCATGCTCCTCAGTGTCTAGCCCAAGACCAATACACTTACGTGCATAGGCAATCGGGTTTAAGCCATTGAGACCATCCAGCGTGAACAGGCGTACATGCCAGATCTCGTCCTGAGTCAGTGTTTTCAAACCACCATTTTTAAAATTGACCTGATATTCCACAGTCCAGTCATCATTGAGTTTCGGTGTCACTGAGGATGGATCCAGTGGCAACAGCTCCACCACTTGCCCCAGTGCATAAACCTTGTACGCATAAAAGTTGCCACGCAAACACAGGCAGACCATGAGCAGCTCCCAAAACTCTTGAGAGGTCATGTAATCATTTGGGGCTAAGGTCAGTAGGTCATATAACTTGTGGTTGATAGCAGGTTCTTTGGTGCTGCCTTTCTGTTTAAACAAACGACAAGGCAACATGCCCATCGATTCGGACAGTACCCGTACACAGGAAAACACCACAGCCAAATGCATGGCACGTAATGGCGTAACGGGTTGCCCTGAACCTGTCACAAACTCAGCGCCAAACATACGGGCCAAATCGTCAGGGCTAGAAATAACTTGGGGAGTAGACTTGATGCCAAGCCACTCCCCAATTTTGGATTTTAAGTTCATTAGAGTCGTCTAACCCCGTGTTTCTCGATATGTTTGGACAAATCATCCTCTTCTGCTGTACTGGTCAGCGCCAGTATTCGGCTCACACCCATCAAACTTGCAACCGCACCATCAATTTTCTTGAACTTCTTTTCCTTGTCTGGAAATTCAGTATCGTTCTTTCCCGTTTTGGAAATCACATTGCCAAACATCCAGGATAAAATCGGGTTGCCATCATGATGAAAACGACCAGCAGCAATCGCCGCCTCGACTTCTTTCATGGCAGGAGAAAAGGTTTTGGTGTTCTTGGGAATTTTGATCGAGGTATAACCTGCCTCATCAATCTGTTTGGAGATTTGAAAACCGCCCCATTCATCATAAGGAACTTCCTGAATGGTCAGGTTGGCTGCATCTTCAATAATGTCCTCAGCAATTTCATTCAAGTCATTCTCAAAACCATCACAGACTGTTAAAAGCCCCTGATTTAGCCACTTCTGATAACGTTCAATGACCTGCTTTTCTTCACCGTTATAAACTGTGTCATACGGCAGATAAAAACGCGGGGCAATGCTGTAATAATGAATTTTCCCCTCGATCATGCGATAAAATAGGTTTATCCGTGCTGCAATATCAATCTTGGAAGATAAATCCACACAGATCAGGCAGGCATCATTCACAAAATCAGCAATGTTCAATGAAGTGTCTTTGCCTTTATTCCAATGTTCCATGTTAAAAAATGCAGACTTTGCTGATACCCAAACATTTAGATGCTTTGTTTTGAATGTATTCTGTTTTGCTGCACTCTGAGTTGCACGGCGTTGCTGTGAAATCAGATAATCTTCATAGACCGAAACATCATAATTAGGATTGGCTTTTACCAAGACTTTCGGGTCAGTCCAGTCATCGCCTTCATCAATGGTCCAGATCCAGCCAAACAACTCATCATCAGGTACAGTGCCTTCCAGCATTTCCTGTACCCGAATCCGCAAGTCATAGCATGGGCCTTCAATATTGAAGCCTGCGGTAGTAATGGTAAAAATCAGGGGTTGCCGACGTGCACCCATCCCTGTTTGCATAGTGTCATACAAACGTGAATCGGCATGCTCATGGAACTCATCGACAATAGCACAGTGCGGTGACTGGCCATCTGGTGGATCACCAATCAATGGTTCAAACAAAGAACCATCGGTTGGAATTTCTAGACTGCCTGCATTAACCAAAATCCCTGCGGCTTCAATCAAATCGGGTGAGCGGTTCACCATCAGCCGAGCAGGTTTAAAAACTTCCCATGCCTGTTTCTCTGTGGTTGCTCCTGAATAGACCTCAGAACCAAATTCACCATCATTAGCAAACATGTTTAAGGCAACACCTGCAGCGATTGCCGACTTGCCGTTCTTCCGTGGTACTTCCCAGTAGCTTTCTCGGAAACGGCGATAGCCATCTTTTTTACGAATCCAGCCAAAAGTGACTGCAATTCCAAATTTTTGCCAATCTTCGAGCTTAATTTTGAGTCGTTTTAACGCCCACTCACCCTTGGTATGTGGCAATAATTCAATAAAAAGTATCTTTTTTTCAGCAAATTTAGGCTCAAATTTATAAGGAAAATCGCGAGATTTCGCCTTTTTTAAGTCATCTAAATGCCTTTGACAGGCTAATTTCACCCATTTACATGCGGGAATTTTTCCAGAAATTACAGAACGTGCCCATTTGTTGGCAGCGTCAACATTTGGGTAACTGTCCGCCATTTAAGCCCTCACATGTCTAATACTCCTGCAAATGCATTGCCTTTTTTCTTCTGTCCACCACCCGTTAAACGTCCCCGTGAAGATGGATCGAGACCGAGCAAAGAACCAAACATCGTCATTTGTCGGGCAGCTTCATTCATAGCCGTTAGGGCAGGATTTTTTACTGGTCCACCTTGTGCACCTTCGACAACAATTCCGTGCAAAGCCACTTCCCGCTGGGCTTTGCGCCAGTTTTCATACGCAAGACAAAACCCTTCCACGTTGTGCATATCGGTCAGGCAAAGAATCTTATTTTTAAGCAGTTCAGGAACAATCGACTCCCATATTTTTGCTGCATACTCTAACTCTTGCATGTAGTCAGGTACGTCGATATTCACCACTTTTGAGAACTCAGGGACATGGGCGTTCAGTGGACGTTTACCTTGATTGCCCTTAGCCCGTTTTGTTTCCTGCGGTGAAGACTTTCGACCACGCCCAGGAATGGATGCTATTCCGCCCATTTTGTCAACTCACTCAATTTTTAATTTCGCGCACGTAAAAATGTGACTAAGGGGGCGGTCATTTCGGCAAAAGGTTTGAACTTTTTACCCTCCCCCTACCCATGCTGACGATCCACGGCGTTGTGTTTGCGTGTATTTTTACTGTCTTGATTCGCCGTTTTTTCTTTATGACAAACACTGCACAAGCTTTGCAGATTGCTCATGTCATCTGTACCGCCATGCGCTTTGGGAATGATATGGTCAACGTCTGTGGCTTCTGCAATCTGTCCAACGGAGTTGCACTGCACACATAAATAACTATCTCGTTGTAAAACTTTCTCACGCAACTTACGCCATGTGTGACCATAGCCGCGCTCAGTGGTTGAACCTGTTCGGTCAGGTCTTTTGCCCCAGTTGCTGCGCTTGTCTGCATGTGCATCGCAGTAGCCTCGTTGCTTTGCTGATGTCACAAGATTAGGGCAACGGTATTCACGGCATGGTCGAGCCATCACTCATCATCCAAGTTACGGTTTTGTGGTTCATCCTCATCACCAACGATCTCATCGAGCAGCATGCGGATCTGTGCAGTTTGGTCACTGTTGATTTGAATGAGTTGGTTATTCTGTTGAATCAGTTGATTGGTTTGGTCGGTCAACAGATTGTTTTGTTCGACTAACTGGTTGTTCTGCTGCACCAGTTGTAAGACGATTGATTGCAAGTTGCAGTCGTTGTTTGCTGTAGTCATACATAGCCTTTAGTTTTTGACGGCGTTCTTCACAGCCTTTGCAAGACATAGACACCTCGGAATAAAAAGAAAAACCGCACTAACTTTTGCAAGCAGTGCGGTCTTGTATGCCGTAATCCGTTCGGCTAAGGAGAATAAAAAACCACCCAAAGGTGGCTATTTTAGATATCCATCTGAAAAATACTTTTCTACTCTAGCTTTCGTTTTGAGATCAACATCCTCATCTAGATAAAAACATTGCCTATATTTACCAGTCAGGTAATTAATAAATTTCTGATTATCTGGAACACTATGCGCCAACATGATCTGAGCAGCGACAGTGATGAGGTTATTGGATTGTCTCATCAGAATAGTTAACATCTCATCCGAGAATCCCATAGTATCCCTAGTAAATGATTGTTTCCCTGTATGTACAAAAGAATTCAATTGTTTAAGATGTATTTTTTTAAAAGCACATAAGTGATCAATTACAGGCTTGGCTAGCAGATCTGCTTTACTCAATTTGTCTAACATTTCACTGACCATCGGGTACTTGTCTAATTGAAACTGCTCTTCAAATGTATAGCCAAAATTTAAATTTGAGATCTCATTATTACTAGCAATAAATAAAAGCCAATAACTTCGGACAACAGCTTCAAACTGCGACCTAAGCAGAACCAATGATTGAACAGGTAAATCTACTGTAAGTAAATGATTGACTGCCATGCCATGGTCGAAAGAAATGTAAATACATTGCTCAACTAATTCGAGCCGAGGTCCACAATCAATGATATTACTATTTATAATTTCTTGTTTTAGCTCATCAATCATTTCTAATGATGATGCAAAGAGCTTCTCTCTATCCATTTTAGAATTTCACTGACTACTTGTAAGTTTCAGACAAATAATAGCTTTATTCCCACTAAAAACAAAAATCTACTTTTGGAGGCTTCTTCATTTAACTAATCAACCATATAAATACAACTACAAAAATGAACCCCACAATACCTCTAATAATCCATTCAGATTTTGAGTAGCCCATTAAGTTATCTGGATCACTATAGTCAGGACGTGGCGAGTTAGTGTTATTTTTATTATGTGGTTTATATGAAGAGTATGACAAACCTGTCCCTGGTGCACTTAGTGTAGTTCGTGTACCTTTTTTACCCACATTAATTTTTACACCCTTTCCACCAAGAGACACACTACTTAAGCCTTTTTTACCGACATTTAAGCGAACGCCTGGTGCAATTTTAAAGCTTTTTCGAAAATTTAAGCCCATATTCTTGTTTAGCCCCAATTTCAGAGTACAAACTTAATTTATATATGAAATTGTGCATTTTTCAAGCAATAAAAAAGCCCACCATAATATGAGCTTTTGCACTTGGTCTCGGTTGAACCGTAATACGACCAGTATAGTAAAACCATACCTTAGTTTTCAAAAAAATGAAATATCTATTTTTTATAGTTAATAACACTCTATACCGATTAATATATCTGTTTTCCAACAACCTATGAGAAAAAATATGTCAGCAGATACATTTAAAAAAATAGTGGATGCTCTAAAAAGTGATCAAGATGAAATTGAAATAAAGGGAGATGTAGCTAAGAAAGTTATTAAAATTAAAGCTGCTGGTAATGTTGCTTGGGTAATTGCTTTAGGTGCAGTAATCGTTGCAGTTTCTGCAACATTTTTAACATTAGGCTCAGGCGGAACTGCTGTTACAGCTACTGTACCAGCAGCCGCAATAGCAGCACCGGCTTCGGTGGCTGCTATTGGTGTTACGGCTACTACTGGGGCTATAGGTATTGCATTAGCCTGCGGAGGGATTGCTACAGCAAAGACCATCTTAAATAAACTTCGCAACAATTACAAAATTGTAGAATCATCAGAAAAGAGCGTTGTTTTAAAAAGGATTAAGTGAAACTAAAATTAATACGAAGCCAAGTTTCTTTTTACTTGGCTTCATCTGCACCTTCTATTTTTATCATGCATCATACTTTAAGCTCTTTATAAGTATTTTTCTTATAGTTTTGAATAGCACTAGAGGCTTCATCAATAGCAGATTCAATCGCTAGAATCATGAGTTTCTCATACTGTTTCCATGTCATCCGATAGCTATCGACATTCATTTGATGGTTACGAATACCTGCATAATGCAAGCGCCCTGAAGCGGTATAGAAATTCTCAAGCTCTGGATCTAAAGCAAAATCCAAAACCATTCGTGCAACCAACCAAGCCAAGTGATAAATCGCAATATGCTCTGGTTCACGCTTCTTATCTTGTTCAGCTCCAACCAACATGATTTTAGCCAAATGATTAAGCACAAAGTCATAATCACTCTGTGATCGGCCTTCAAATACAATTAATGCTGTTACTGACTTGGCTAACTGAGATTCCATAGATGCAATAGCACCCAAACGATCTTCATAGTTCAATGGCTTATCCCCTGTACCGTGTACTTGTGGCTCAAAACTTGGTGAACTCGCTGTAATGCCATGAGTCAACCATTCAAAATTCTTAAATTTATCAAATACTGCTGCATTCATACTGACCATCCTCAAATCTTCATCACACAAATATCAAGTAACCCACCTTTTACAACTGGTCGAGCATTCACTGTTAAGCTTTTCACTTGCGAATCATCTGCAATCAAACCGCATTTGGTTAAAGCATCGAGGCAAGGTTTTAAAATATTATCGATGTCACGAACTTTGTTATCTGGCATGTGATAGTTGATCTCAATCCGAACATGCCCACCGTAATTTAACGGCTGCACAAAGCGTTTGACTACTTCCACAAAATGAATGGCACGTTTGCTTAAACGCTTGCATGCCTTGCCTGAATCTAGCCAATAGTTATTAATCGACGGCGGTATAATCTCAATGCTGCAATTCAACAATTCCCCTGCACTGCATTCATAAGTTTTGCCTTTGACCAAATACGATGGCAGTTTTGGTACTGGGTCTTTGTTGACTGGTTTTTTATCAGTTTGTGGTTTATTGAATGCACGGCGATAGCTGCCCCAGTTCGGTTTATTCATGCTTAGTCACCCATGCTTCAGTGGTTTTGTGGTCGCAGAAAATGCACTCGAAAGAACGCTCTAAATCACCAAATTGTGTTTTTTCAACCATGGTGTGGTCACAGGCTTGTGGTTCTTGTGTCTGATCATTACCGCGTAAGGTTTCATAAATTTCTTGAATGAAATTCGCATACTGACGACTAGTAGGCGTTTGCCTTTGGTCATCAAAGAAGTTATCTATCAGCAATAGTGATGCTTGGATTTTATTAGACTCATTATTTCTTTGAGTAACGAGGTTTTTTACACACTCAGATTGGTTATTAATCAGTTTTTGCTGTTCTTGCCACATCCACCATGCTCCATTTATAAAACCGAGTGAATATTCAGGCAATCTTTCTGAAGTGTATTCATCTTGATCTGAGTCAAACGCACAAAGATTGATGAAATGTTTAATATTACTTGTTTTTTCAAATGCATCTCTATTCATAAAAACCCCAACACATGATTGACGCTGTAGCTTGATGCGCCTGAAACAAGACAGAAAATGATCAGGATAATCATACAAATCAAGAAATCTTTTGGATTCATGCAAGTACCCCCTCAAATCTGACAAAACATGCAAAGTTGTGCTTCATTGTTTCGCTGAGAAGCCCCTTTACTTGTAAATATTGATTTACCAATTTGCTTCTCAACTTCACGAACTTTTCTAAGCTGCGATTGACCAAATGAATCAAATTGAAATGCCTTTTCTTTTGGTGTATTTCCACCTGCTAAACAAGGAAAGCAACCAACACGGCTAAAGCCTTTTTGATAAAGTGGATTTGCTGTATTGCCTAAAAATGCAAGAACCTCTTTTTCAGTCCAGCTAACAATTGGTAATCGCATCATCACACCTAGTGTTTCTAAATATTTTGGGTACTTACTTGGCATAATTTCATGTGGTGCATACAGCTCATGATCAATCTTTTGTCCATAGCGCTTTTCACGCTGGTGGCTTTCACCTGAGCGCAACCCATACCAGACCTCAAACCCACAGCCTTGTTGCTCAGCTAATTGTTTGTAAAAATCCTTGCCAACATTAATTTTTAAATAGTTTGTACAGAAATTAACTTTATCTGTTGGGAATCTGCCCCACTTCAAGCACTGCTCTAAAACACTACCTGCTGTACGTGTAATAATCTCAACGTCATACAGATCTTTCATATTTTCAATGTGCTCATAAGTAAGTGGATGTTCAAACTGGGTATCACAGAACAAACCAATCACATTCTCTTTCCCAAAATGTTCAACTGCTAGTGCAAGGCAGGTTTGAGAATCTTTTCCACCTGATACAGGCACAACGCATCTAACTAGATTCATACCACTTCCCCCTCAAACCCCACCTGTGCCAGATACGGCGCAAGTTTTTTGCGTTGTTCAGGATTGCTCAGTTTCGCTGCGATGCGCGCCGTAAGCTGCTCGTAGCTTTCCCCTGCTTCGGCAAACTTGCTCGATACTTCGGGATGGTGTGCAAGTTTCTGGGCAAACAGGTTGATTTGTTTTTCAGAGAGCTTTTTCGGTTTTGCTGTCTGCGCCGTTGGGTTTTGTGCTGCAGGTTGTTGCGCTCGGCTTTGGTATTTCAAACGTGCGTTCAGCAACCAGTCAGCAAAGTGGTAATGCATCAGGTCATCACACAGGTTCTTGTCGGCGTTGTAGCGTTCAAATGCGTTTTGCTCTCGTTTGAACCAGTTGGCGGTTTTGATCTGCTCGATGGTTTCTGCATCGGTGATCAAACCAAGTTCTTCTCCAAGTTTTTTCAAACTCAACCACGTTTTTTTATTTTTAGATTCTACTGGTAGATTCTTTGGTAGATTCTGTGTCCCATTGTTGGGACTATTCAAAGTACCACTGTTGGGACTATTCAACATCCCATTGTTGGAATCATTCCACTGTTGGGACTGTTCCATTGATGGGACTATTTCAGGTGGTTTTTGGCTATTTAATGGTTCCGTTGTTGGTACTGTTTCCCGACCTGTAACGCCAAGCAGTTTGTAGACTTTGACGCGTTTGGTCACGCCTTTGCGTTCGCCTGTATCTCGTATCAGGTGATCCGCTAGTAATTCTGAAATAATTTTCAAAATGGTTTTGCGGTCTAGCCCTGTGTCCTGTTCCAGTCGTTGCATGCTTGGGTAACAGGTATGGTCTTCGCCTGCCCGATCTGCCAGTGATAGCAGCACCAGTTTTTTAAGCGGTTTTAGGCTACCGCCTTTGCGGTCGGGAAATTTAATCCGCCATGCCCAGTTGGTTGCATCTAGACTCATTGCTCACCTGCCTTGGGCTTGATGAAACTGCCCATCATTTCGATTTTGTCTGCATTGAGCAGGCTTTTTTCGATGTCGTTGACTAGCGCCCACTGAATGCGAAAACGACGCTGGAGTTGTTCTTTAAATTTTTGGCGTGGTACGGCGGCATTGGCGACGTTATAGCGCCGTTGGCGTAAGTTGTGCTGTGCTTCTGCCAGTAGTTCGTTCAACACACGGAGTGCGGGTTCGTACCATGTCTGGATGGCCTGACGTTGTTTTTGCGCGGTCAGGCTGTGTGGGTTTAGTTTTTCTCTATACATGCCTGCACCTGTGTAGCGAGTGTGCCAAGTAGCACATGGAGTTCGTGGATGACTTTGCTCATGTCGAGGGCTTCGCCGTGGGTAATGCGTCCGTCTGCCATCATGTCGTGGAAGGTTTGTGCGACATTGCCCTTTTGGATGGCGATGCGTACAAAGGTGTCCATAAGGCTATGGTCACGCTGACTTTCGGGTATGTCAGGCAGATCTATGGCGGCTTTGCCATGTTCAGCGCAAAGGGTTTGCAATATGCGGTAGTCCCCTGTCAGTGCCATGAGTTTTGAAGCCTCAAGCAATGTCAGGTGGTGGGTTTCCGTATTTGGGTTGACCTTGCTGTTCAGTACGGCGGGGCTTTTGATGCCTAAGCGTGGGGCTAAGGCAGATGCGCCGCCGTGGTGGTCGTGTACGGTTGCGTATGCGGCATCTAGGATGTTCATGGTGGTGTCCTTTGAACGTGTTATTAGATGCTTGGAGTATTACCATTTTGGTTAATTACCGTTTTAGTCGAGTAAATACCAAAATGCTCCAAAACCTCAGCCTCAGACACTTTTCCTTGACTGTGATATGCCAGTGCTTTTCTCAGTTTTTTTCTAGGTTCTTTATACCCATACAGCAGATGTGTCTTTAGATAACCAGTTGTTGTACCGACTGATTCTGCATATTTGGCTAGTTCTTCTTTTGAAAGTCCGAGTATGTATTTTCGAAATTGCATAGGGCTAATCCTTATGTATTAGCCACATATTACCTTTTTGGTAAAGATAAATACAACCTTTTTTCTTGTTTACCTTTTAGGTGATAACTCTACAATTACTTTATGTGATGAATCACAAGATTTTTAGGAAAAATATGGACAGCAAAACAATTAGATATAACAACACTCGCTTATTAGTTGAACAAGTAGGTGGCGTTTCAAATTTTGCTGACAAAATTAATAAAGGTCAGTCACAAACAAGCCAGTTTGCAGGCACAAACCCTATCAAAGGAATTGGCAATAAAGTTGCCCGTGAAATTGAAGATGCTTTTGGAAAGCCGCATGGTTGGTTAGATGTGCCACATGATTCTGAACAAAATAATAAATTGGATGCGAATGTAGCTGATCAGTTCCCGATTGCTGGGCGTTTAGTGCCAGTGATCTCATGGGTACAGGCAGGTACATGGACAACCATGGACAGTGCTCCAACAGGAACACAGTTTGATGAATGGTTACCACCCAATCCTAAATGCGGAAAAAATGGTTATGGCTTGGTAGTGGTTGGTGAGTCGATGCTTCCCGACTTCCGACCAAACGACAAAATTTATGTAAACCCTGACTTTCAGCTCAGTGACTTAAAAACTGGCGATCTCGTTATTGTTGTTTGTGACAATGAAGTGGAAGCCACTTTTAAAAAGCTGATTGTTGAAAGTAATGGGATGGTTTTAAAACCCTTAAACCCTGACTGGCACGAAAAGATGATGGACTTAAAAGAAGGCTGTCGTTTGGTTGGAAAAGTTGTGGGGCTATATAGAGACGTATAAAAATGGAGAGATAATATTTGCAAAGTCAGTACCTTACACATATATACGGTGTAATTTCCATCATAATAGGTTTTTTTGGTGTTTATGCAAGCGGATGGAGCTTTTCAGATAGGTTATTGTGGTTATCTTTTATTTTAGTAATTTTAAGTTTCTCTTTTATTTATATATTAAATAAACTTTTATTAATTATTGATAAAAAGACAGACGAAATTAAACAAAATATAGAAACAGCAGAAAGCCTAAAATATGAACTTAAATCAGCTAAGCAAGAAATAGAAAGTTTTAAAAATATTACATCTTTTCTTGCTGCAGAAAAAATTACGACTACAGCTAAACGTAAATCAAATAAATAGAGTTAATATATGAGCAATATAGAATTTGAAAATTTCCTCTACTATCCCAAATTAAGAACTCGTGCAGCAGAATTAAAAGGGCTGAAACATCTAACGAATAATCGAAAAGATAAAATTATTCCCCTAATAACTGCTGGGAAATGGCCTAGAGCAACTGCATTTGAGTCTGGTATCAATAAGATGTCAGAAGTCTTTGAAAATAGACCTTTCTTTCTAGATCTGACTGATGAATATGATACATTCACCGAGGAACAAGTATTTTTAAAAAATGCTGCAAATAATTATCATAATTGGCGAGATTATGTTCGAAAATTTCCAAATGCTATACCAGTAGCACAAGTTGACCGTCAAGCAAGCCTTCGCGACTTTGTTATGCAGGCACGCCTATGTGAGCAGGAATTTGGTAAAGTAGTATTTGTTATTAACGATTACCTTAGAGATATAGAACATGTTGTTAGTGCATTAAGTGCTCTCGATGATGTGAACAATGCTATCACTTTTATAGATTCCAAATATATTAGAAACTCTTACTCTGCAGTATTAGCAGCTAATATTCAAACTATTAATGCTATTCGTGAAGATATTCCAGATGCAAATATCTCAACACTTTCAACTAGTTTTCCTTCTAGTCTTGCTAGTTTTTCAAATGATACAAATAAGACTCGTGGTGTGATAGACATCTTAGAAAGACAGTTGCATGAAGAATTGGGTGGGTATGAAGTAGCTAGCTACGGAGATTACGCCTCAATTCATGGCATTGTATATGATAATGCACCTGATGTAATGAGATGGGCTGCGCGGGTTGATTATCCTACGGAACAATACTGGCAATTCGAGCGTCGACCAAAAAACTCTGTATCAAATGGTAGCACAGGTACAGCAAAGTCTGATTATCAACATGCTGCTCGAGCAATTTTGAGCTCAAATCCAAATATTGCTGACAGTGACATTTGGGGAGAACAGATGATTGTTCAAGCTGCTACTGATCCTGATTTTGATGAAATAGGATTCGGCCCAGCTCCATGGATATCAGTCCGTGTGAACATTCATTTATCAAAGCAAATTGATTATTCGAATCAACTCACGAACGAAGACGAACAGGAATGGGACGAGGATTTGGATTTGCTTTAGTCTTTCTTGGTAATATAGTCATTTTATGCACGTCAATAGAGTTAAATTTTTGATTTAACTCTATTTCATTTTCCAAGTTTAGCAATTCAGAAGATTTAGACTTAACTACTTGCTTATTTTTTCTTAGCGTAGAAATTTTTTCATCTCTTCGTTTGAAATAATCTAAAACAAATTCTCTAATTACCATTTTGGAATTATGCTTTTTCACTTTCTCAATCAAGGCTTCTCTATTACCAGATAAAGATACGTTATGCACTCTCAAAATGTTTTTTAACTCATCAACAGGTAAATGTGTTAACCATGAATTAACATCTAACTTTTGTCTATTTGATCTTCTTTTGATCGTAAATTGACCACTTTCATCTATTAACCATACGCCTATTGTTGACTCATATTCTTCTAAAACTTTTTCGACATGCTTTTCAGCACATACAACAATAACGTTCTCAAAAACAGAAATATAATTTTTAATTTGATTAGGCAATCTGTCTAAGGTATCAAACTTGCTTTTTATTTCAAATACGCTTAGCTGACCATTAGCCATAACAACATCAGCACGGCAGGTAAAATTATTTATAAATAATTCACTTATAAAAGCAGTATTTGATAGATCGTGCTTATTCGAAAGGTAATTAATCAAACAAGAGCGAATTTGCTTTTCATTCATTTGCTCTCCCTCTCAGAATAAAAAACATTTTTAGCAAAACGTAAATATACCTTTTTTACGAAAGAAAAAATACCTAAAGAAGCCGAACTACTAAAAAAGAACCCAAACTATTACCAAAAAGAAAATTTAAAACTTGCAATAAATTACCTTTTAGGTAATATTTATCTCACTACCAATAAAAAAGCCCCTTCACTTTGGACGGCGTAGGAGCTTTGCTTAAAGCGAGATAAGTATGAAACAAAAACACATTCCGAGTCAAATGCCCGCAACCTCCGCACGACTCTACCAACACCCCACCCCACAAGAACAACGCCCAAACCGCCTCAAAGTGGTACTCGCCAACACCAAAGATTTTGCCCTGTTTGCCAGTATCGGTACGCTGTGCTATGCAGTCATTACAGGAGTGGTGTATATGCTTGGAGGTGCGGTATGACCTGTCTCATCAAAGTGTCCGAATTTATAAAACGTGTCTACGGCGAACACGGCTCAACACCACCAACACCGCAGACCATCACCCGTTCATGCCGCCGTGGTGAACTGCCTGCATCACAAAAAGGCAAACTCTGGTACATCGACTGGGACATCTACCAAAAACAAACAGGTGACAACCTCGTCGACAAAGTCCTTAGAGGCTAAAACATGGCTCGACCACGCAAACGAGGCAACAAGGACATGCCTGCCAACCTGTATCGGGGAGATGGCAACACATGGCGCTATCGCCACCCCGTAACAGGCAAGTTCCACGCGATGGGCATCGACAAAGCCAAAGCCGTAGCTGCTGCAAGAAAACTCAATGACCTACTCACGCCCGAAGTTGACCTTGTGTCCAAAGTTTCGGGCAACGTCAAATTCGTTGAGTTTTCCGAACAGTGGTTTCAAAACAAACGGCGCAAAGACGGCAAACCGATTTCCAAAAACACCAAAGACCTCTATCGCTTCTATCTCACACTCTGTCAGGAGAAGTGGAAAGACCTCAGCCTAGATGCAATTACCCTGCTTATGGTCAACCAGCACTTGGACAGTCTCAGCGTTGTGCCAAGTAACCAGACCCGTTCTATTTTGACCGAGATCTTTGACCTTGCCATGAGTAAAGGACTTTGCCCTGACAACCCTGCCCGACTCACGCAACGCAAATACCCCAATAAGGTCAGAAAACGTCACACGCTTGAAGGGCTGCAAAAGATTCGTGATGCGGCTGAACCGTGGCTGAAAAATGCAATTGACCTTGCGCTACTCACCACACAACGGCGCATCGACATTATCAACATGAAATGGTCAGACATACACGATGGCTACTTGCACGTTGCACAGCAGAAAACCACGGACGATCCAGAGGACGCTTTTGAAATTTCGGAAGGTGCAGGTTATGTCCGCATCAAGATAGATGCCGAACTACAAAAAGTTTTAGATCGCTGTAAAGACAACATCGACAGTCCGTTTATTATCCACCGTACCCCACAGCGTAAAAAGCGAGATGGTATCGACGGCGAAAAACAGCACTGGACGCAAATCGACAAACAGTACATTACCCGTAACTTTAGCAAACTGGCACAGAGTACAAATGCCTATCCCGAATATACAAGCAAGCAGATTCCGAGCTTCCACGAAATTCGGGCACTGGCGATTTTTCTACACAAAAAAGCAGGACGAAGTGCTCAGGCACTTGCGGGACACAGCTCAAGCAAAATGACGGAACATTATGCCGCTGGACATGAAATTATCTGGAACGATGTCGACATTGGAATTGCACTGCCATTTGCCGAAATGACATAA